GGAGCCGCTTTGTCTTCTGCCTCGCTAACGCGAAGCTTCCAAACGCGGCTTTCGCCGCGTGATGTTTTTTCCCCTAGCGTTGGACGCGGCATTATTCACCCATCCATTCTGCGTATTCACGTTCCCAGATTTCCTTGCTGCTGAAAATCTGGATTTTGTAAATCACGTTCCCTCGCTCGTCGCTGAACTTCCAGTCGTTGATCCCGTCCCCCTCCGTGTATTTGTCGCATTCGAACACGTTCGTCGCTGTCGTTCCGCCTGTCACTTCGTCTAGGTCAACTGGCAATTCGGTCTCTGGCAAAATCGCAATTGTCTGTCCTGCTGGTGCGCCGTTGCCAGCAAAGAAGAAGCAAGGGAATTCAATCGAGTCTACAAATTCTTGAGCGGTCATTTCTATCTCTCCGGTTTTTGGTTTCGCGTTCAACACTGCGTCGTTCGCATGTAATTACTATATCGGTATCGTGGCCACGAATCAATAGCGTGGCCACAAAATTAAACCGGAATTTCAAAAATACTTTTTACGACCAGACGAACAATTGATTGTAGGAAAGCCGCTATAAGGTTGATTTGCAATGGAAGCCGTAGCGGTCGCGGCTTCCTAAATCAAAGCGTTGGCCCGACCGGGCCTGTTGCCTAGGAATCGCTGTTGACTCTCGAAACTATCTCTTCGAGGGACCTTGTTGCAACAGGCCCTCTGTCTAAGGTGTCAAGATGTTGGAGGATTCTTTCGCCAGCAGTCGGGCGAACGCGGCAGGCTTTGTGTGGCGGGCGAACAAGCGGCTACATCCGATTCGGCCTTCGGCCTAGCTCCTTCGATACGCGACGAATCAGTAGCTTTAATCTTTTCAATGGCACGCTTCAAATAAATCGATAAATCGAGTGCTTCGTTATAGGCGTGTTCCAGCCATTCGACTAATTTGTAGTCTTGCTCTCGAACCGTTCGGCCATACTTATTGATGCCAAGTCTCTGCCTAGCTTCAATGTCTTTGCATACTTCCAACTCTGTACCTGATACTTGCATCACTGTTTTCCTTCTGCCTGTGTCTACTGTGCCGAACGGATGAGCCTGCCGCGTTCAGTCGCGCTATGTATACCTACTGATCCTGTGGGCTGTTGCCTTCGTCGCCTTCGGGAGCTTGATCGATCATCACAAAATTAGCATCAATTGCCACAGCCTTGCCTGCATCCTCAGCGTTGGCAACTTCGACGGCGGCCTGCAGTTCGAACGACTGAGGCATGTACTTGAGAACCTGCAAAAGCACGACCTTGCGAGCGTACATTTCCCAGTGCAGATTCGCATAGTGTCGAGACTTCAACTGTGGAATCACGTTTCTGTCAAAGTGATTTCGCACACGATCATTGGACCAGCATTCAATCACTGGGCACTCAGAACCATTCACCTTACCAATGGCGTAGGCGTACAGCATCTTCTTTGGGTCATTCTCCCCCGCTGGCTTGTGCCTCAGAAACGGTTCTGAACCAAGCTCCCAGTCGAACTCATCACCATCAAACACAGCCCCAGTCCAAACCGACGCGCGACCAGCACGAGACACGAGGTCAACCAGTCCCTTCCAGCCAGGCACAAGCGTTGCAGTCCCCTTGTACGGAATCATGTAAGCCTGACCACCAACGCCAATCTCAAGCCCGAGCTGGCTAGCCGTCATAATGCAAGCTGCAATAGAGTTCAGCGTGCAATTCTGCAACTCCTTACTCTTAGAAAATTCAGTCAACACAATGCGAGCCATTCGGTCTGCATTCATGTGCTTTGGTAAAGCAAGTTGCATCTGAGGCTTTAGCCGATCGAGGAACTTTGACACTTCAGTAACCTTGCTGACTTCCTCAGCCTTACCGAGACTGTCGGGAGAAACACCGGTGACTTTCGTACCATTCAACGCGCTACTCATAGTGCATACTCATTCTTGTAGTTGAGATAATTTGGAGGGGACAATTCAACAATCTGGGAGCTTGAAACCGTCTCCCAAGAATTCGTTCTGATTCTTTCAGCTAGACCGCGAAGCCCAGCTTCGACTTCCTCAGTCGCTCGTTTCAGCCAATCGGCAGTAAGCTTGTAACAGTCAACGCAGTGCGGCTCGCTATCCTTGACAACGATGAAGACGAAGGCATCGACATCAACGTCACAGCGCGACAGAACGTCACGATAGAACGCTTCCTGATTCGCGTATCCAAAATCAGCTATCGACTTAACAAACTTGCGAGCAATGCTGGACACGGATGTCTTTAAGTCGAGAACAATCGTCCTTCCTCGCCAGCGTACAATTCGGTCCACTCGACATCGCGTTGTGATACCGAGGTCTTCTCGATAGGCACTGAAAGATCGCTCTGAATGCCCTGCAGACCTCAACAGTGGACCTGCGATCGGATGCTCATGAACAGCCTTGACGCAACGCAGCACAGCGTCATAGTCTGATTTCTTAAGCAGCAACTTGCCATCATGCTCAGCTTTGAAATCATCCCAAGCCTTACCGTATCGCTTACCGTCTTTCGTGAGAACATCTGGCGGGATTACGACAACATGATCTTCACCCAAGAGGCAAATGTCATGCGTTGCCGTTCCAAAGTCAAAACTATCCTTCTGAACCTTCACAAATCGACCTGAAATAAACTGGTATTCATACTCCCGAGCATCATCTAGGTAGACGTTCAGCATCGAATTACTAACGCCTGCACTTGAGTGATACTCCTGATTAGAGTTCGCTTTCGATGCGGCTAAAATCATTTCGTCCCATGTGGTAGCGACGGTGCTCATTCTGCAGCCTCCAGCTTCTTCGGCCCTTGCGGAACAACTGCCCACGCCACAACCTTCTCCTTGACAGGCGAGCCGCTAGCCCAGTAGAACTCGCCATCCTCGCAAAACCCAAACCAAACAGGTTCAGACGCATCAGGGACAAACAGCAGCACCGTGATCTCCTCATCTGGATAATCTTCGCTGATGAAAATCCAATCGATTTCTTCTGTAGCACATTTCTGCAGCACGAATTTAACCTCTCACAAAAGCAGCGATACTCAGTACAGCAACACCAACAAGCAGCAAGACAGCGAATAGTACAGCTTGCTTTTTCGATTCGTTCATTCCGTCAACTATTCCACGGTTGAACTCAATTTTCTGTTCGTCCGACATCACGCTGGGAAGCTCGACATCCTCAGTCGTTCCAGAACCGACGAACTTACCGAGCATGTAGTAATAATTGCTGGATCTCATCGTCTTTCCTTTTGAGTTCAAAGTAATACTCCTGCGAAACAACACGACATCGACACGACCAGCTAACAGGAAACGTTGATCTGAGTCCAGCACAAGCCGACATCAGCGAGTCATACTTACACTCGCCTCTTGCAATGGCCATTACGCAAGGAAGCGTTACAGTGTCCTCGTCAGGGTAATACCTAGTCGCAGTGAAAACGTAGTAAACATTCTCGTACTGATAGACTGCGGCCCGCATCTTGTCGCAGGCAATAGCAGCGTCCAGGAATGTCCACTTCGAATTAGGATCGGACGCCATGCGAGTCGCTAGCCGCAACTGCTCTTGCAGATTCGATTCGTCGACTTCGAACACTACGTCTCTGTGAAAAACTAGCATCATCAATCCTCCTAAAAACACGACCAGCCAACTCCTTGCCGATCCATTACGCTCTGCGTCGTGGCTTGCGTTTCGACTCCGTGTCAGCTGGTCGTGATTTACTCATGCCTTGGGTTTTCTCTAATTACAACGCGAAACTCTGGAGTATTGGCAACAGCATGCAGCCGACTACTGCAAGCATGACACCGACGATTTGAGCTTGACTTGCTTTTGAACATCTTCAAGCACGATAAACACTTCCGCTGCTTTTCGATTCCAACATGCAAGAATCCGACGCAACCATTTGCTTTGCTTACCATCGCTGGCTCCTATCCTAGTCGTCCTAATCCTGCGAACTCTCTAGCTTTCTGGTGGACCATCTTGTAAACGTTGACAACCTTTAACTGCTTCGGCTCAGCTGGTTCCGGTCGAGCTGGCCGCACTTGCTGTATCGCTCCCTGCCGTCGTTTTAGCTCAACCGTCTCCCGCTGTTTTTTTGCAGCGTAGGCGTACTGGCATTCTTCGCTGCATGTCTTGCGGTGCTTCTTGTGTTCGTAGTTAGGTTGCTGTGGCGGATTGAACTGAACGCCGCAATTCAGGCAGTTGAACGTGTGGACTCGTTTAGCTCGTCTTGGCATCTGTAACCTCATGTAATAAATGGCTGCCAGCTAATGCCGCCGATACTGTCACAGCCGGTAAGTCTGCCTCCAGTCTGCACACTGGAAACAACAACACAAACGAGCGTCGACGGCTGCCTGTCGCTTGTGCTGCTTCCTTCGCTTCAATCCAACACAACCAGCAACGTATCCCAGCCACCGCCGCCAGACTTCGAAAACCAGTTGCATTCGGTGTCGCGCTCAACATCGATACTGCCGACCGCAGCTATCTCTGATGCAGTCAAGTTGCGGACTCGTGAACCCTTGCGAGCTACGATTCGCTTAATGCCAATGAGTTGGCTAATCTTTCGAATCTGCTTTGTTGCTAACATCGCTAAACCCTCGCTACTAAACACTTCGACCGGAACTAAACTTCGAACGCACCCGAATCTATGTTCTTTCTTGCCTTCGCGTGCAGCTTTATCATTGCTTCAGTCGAAGGCTGGACATTGTTAATCATGAGCCCTTCAGACCAAGCCTTTAAGCACGAGTAAGCCTTTTCGATTTGGCCAAGGATGTTCTCAGCTCCGGTCATCTGATTATTCAGCCTTCGATCAACCATGTGTTCGCTAAGAGCCTGAACACCATCCCTCTTTTTCCCATCCTTCTTTCCGCTGTCACTGTCAAACGTCTTGAAAAATGACTCGCAGATCCCATCTGAATAATCTCTGCTAGCGACGGCAATCAGCGCGAATGCTAAAAGGCCACTGCCCTTAAACCTGTTCTTGCTTAGATTCCATGAGTCGACAATCAAAATACACTTTGCCCACTTCCTCATAAGCGAGTATTCAGACTCGGCAGTTCGGCCAATTGATGTTCTGAAGAAATGCGCGACACGCAATGCAGTCACAAAATCAAACTTATTCAATAGGCAGCTAGATAGCGAGATGTTGCACTCTCGGGCCGCACCAAACATGCGATCACCGCTTCCCTCGACAGCGCTCTGGCTGTCGAAGTGCGTGTACAACTCGGCGGCTTCATCCATAGAGTGAACCGGATAGCAGGTGACCAGCACTGTGTCCGGCTTTTCTAGATCACCTGACTCCCACAAAAACGATCTGGTGTGTCCATCTTCCTTGCAGACAGGAACACCGCCAATCGTTGCCACCGCTACGCATCGGTGAGTTGGAGAGTAGGCAGACAGATGCTTTCTCTTTGCAGCCTTAGCATGCCTGGCTGTGTCTCTCTGCCTAGGGTTATCCTTAATTGTAATGAACTCATTTGTGTCCATTTCGACGATTGTAGGCTTTCCATTCTTCATATTGATTCTCGCTCTTTCATTGATAAACTAGGCACACTTAATTCTGTCGTACACCCAAGGCTCGATTGACTTAGGAAAATGACAATGAACGTTTTCGTATGAATGAATGCGAGTATGGCAATCATCGCAGACAGTCAGCAAATCACAAATGCTCTCGCTGAACAAATCGTAGCACCAATGATGCACTTGCAAGTTAGATTTTGCCGTGCAGCACTTGCACTCAAAGCCATCAAACCGCATTCTTTCGAGACGCTTTTCTTTCCAGTGCGGTGTTGTGTAATAGGCTGCCTTTAGCTCATCGGTGACCTCGACCATTTCAACCTTGCCGATTAGCGTGTACAGCGCAATGCCGTCTTGCTTCTCGGTGCTGATTCGATAGCCCATTACTCTAAGTTGGCGAACGTAGGCTGCTGGTCTTGGTCCAACGCTATGCAAATCAAGAGTGGTTCTTGGCCGCGACTCAAGCAGAGCCAACGTCCTAAACGCTTGCCCGTTCTTTGATTCAACGTCCGGTTCAAAATCAAGCGTAAATTGGTTACTTATCACAGACGATTCCTTCCACACAAAATCCGTACAGCTTGAACACCTTTAAAAATCGCTTTGGTGCTGAGCCAAAGTAAACGAACGCCTGACCTTGAAGCGGAGACTGTTTTGGCTCGCCAGTCGCATCGAGAAACTTTATTCTCCCGCGCGTAAAGCAGATAGCTTTCGCATGATTGGCAAGCAACTGAAACCATCGCGTTTCCGTGGCGTTATTCACCAGCACAATAGCACTCTTGACGCTATCGGATGTGATGCTTTCGATTAGCTTTTCAACGAACTGCTCAACAGTTCCTGAGCTATACGGAGGGTTTAACCAAACCGACTTTGCGCACCAGTCTTGCTTCAATCCGTCTTGCTCTTTGTCGAAATATTCAGACGCATTGACGAACCGCTGAGCCGTTTCACTCGATGCCGGATCTAGGTCGATTGAGCCAAGCACCTCTCTTGCGCTTTCGATGAACTCGACTGGCGTGTACCAATCTTGCTCACCAGAGTTATTGCTGATGTGCGGCTTCTTAACAGCCTCAGCAATCTCTGCCGGTGCTTTCTTGGCAACTGAGTCAATTACCTTCTGCGGTGCTGACTTGACGATCTCCGCGGCTTCTTCTTCGCCAGCCTCAACTAGCTTGTCGTATACTTCAGCGCGCTTGCCATCACGCTTTACTGTTGGTGCTGATACTCCCATTTCAGAGGCGACATCGATTGCAGTAGAGTCTAACCGTGGATCAATTTGATCCACGGTTGCTTTCGGCGTTCCCTTTCCACCGTCGTTCTGAGTCTTCTTGCGTCGATTGTAAATCCGACCAGTAATAATCTTGTACTGTTCTGGGGTTACGTTTCGTCGAGCTGCTTGATTCTTGTCTATCCAATCGCAGACAGCATCACGACTGGCAAAGCTCATTGGCTCAATGTTGAAATCGATTCCTAGGCTCTTGCAGATTTCGTATCGATTGTGACCATCGACTAGCGTGTTATTTTCTTGCCACACTATCAGCTTTTCTCGGCAACCTTCAGAAGCAATCGACTGCTCCAAGTGCGAGAACTCTACAGCCGATAGCGGCCAAAGTAGATTCCTAAATTCCTGATCGATGTTAATGACCACCGAAAGCATCCTTTTTCAAATCCCAAAATGCCAGGGATTCGACTTGTCGTTAAATTGAAATTGACTAAATGGACTCAAGCAACTTATGAGCCTCTGCCCTATCCTTGTCGCACATCTGACTTAGCAACTCGCAGAGCTTATGCAGACGATCAAACTCAGGTTGCCGCACAACACCAAGCACCGTGCCAACTCCGTGTATCGTCGCTACCCAATCGCGTCGCTCAAACAAGCCATTAATCTCGCAACGACTCACCACCTCAACAGGGTCCGCTCCATCACACACCAAGCGAAATGCTATCTCTGCACAGTTGATTTTTTCAGCACTAATCATCGGTTTCTCCGGTTATCATTGCTTGCCATGTCTAGTTTTATCGCCACGATAACCGTCTTGCAATAGTCAGTTTGCGATAATATGAATAATTTCAGAAATCGCTTATTTCGCTGAGAAATCTAGCGTGTTTTTTTTGGCTGACCTGGAGTCAGGTTGCGGCACTTGTCAATCTTCTTAATGTCTGACTCACTGAATACATAAGTTGAGCCGTACTTTTTGCCAAGATTCAATGCCCGCGCCCATCTCGATACCGTCGCTAAGCTGCAACCGATCTGCTTTGCTGCCTCTGTTCCAGATTTTCCCATCATTATCACCTCAAATCTAGGCCTGCCCTATTGCATGCCGTCGCTGGGTATTGTACTCAGATGCAAGACACATTGCAACCACGCCGCTCCGTGACCGTCTCCTAGCGTCCGTCTGCGGTATGGTTCTGGTCGGTATTGGCTACGTTTTGCGGTGGCTGTTCAGTTAGGGTGATTCTTTTTCAGATTGTCGAAAATGCTACTTTTCGCGCGGGTCTTATCTGGATAAATTTGTAACTGACCGCACAAAATCCCTTTAGCACGGGACGCTGGTTAATTAAGCAACTACCGATTAAACTACGAACTTCCTGAACCTGGAGGTTTTTTGGTGTGCATCGGTGGGCACCAATTAACCGTGCTAACCAGGATTCAATATGAGCCCAGCGGTCTAATGATTGCTGGGCTTTTTTCGTTTGCGGTCCTACAAACAGTAGGGCATTCGGTAGAGCCCAGCGACCAAGGCTAACGCACAGTCCAATCTACAGGCCAACGGCTGATGGAATGCAGCTATGTTCTTTCAAGCGTTCTCCACTGGTGATGGCAACTCCCATCAGTGGCTAAAATAGCTTGAGCGCCAGGAGTGAGGGAAACCTACGCAATGCGCATAAACTTAAGCGTAAAGCTGCATACTGCGTCCTTGTTGAGCGGTGTTGATAGCTAGTGACTCTCTCTTAAAGGGGAGTTGCTACCCAACGAGCCTGTCTCACAATGTTAACAATACCGCGTAGGAGATACCAGGAATTCCTGAACCGCACCGTTGACCGCCAGATCCCATCCGTGCCGTGGCGGTGCATTCCACTTCCGCGCAGTTCAATTAGCGGATGTGTCGCACTCCAGATTTCTTGGGAGATTTTAGCTTGACCTCTGCGGATTGCTGAACGTCCAAACTTCGCTCCGCAGTCATTCCAAATCATCAACACAGGGAAGTCACCGCCAACGCCTTCAGAATCGATTACAGGGCCTTCGTAGATGACCGCTGCTTTGAGCTGGACTACTTCACTAAGTCTAGCTATGGCTGAACCACCGCGCGAATAGCCGATAAGAATTGGCGGCTCTGGCAGCTCGGCAATTATCTCGAGCAGTTTTTCTAACTGGTGGTCAAACCGCAGCCAGCCCCGCGCGTCGAAAAACAAATCGATGGAATTAGCTAGGCTACCGACATCGCGCCGCAGCATTTCCGCGCTTGCTAGGTCGCCGTGGAGGGCTATAGTGTAGGCCATGGGAGTACCAGCAATGGATAGAAGCAGAAGCGAACTACTTGCCGACGGATGGGTTGAGGAATCTGGTGTTAAATGCCTAGCCTATCCAGCAGCAGACCACATTATTCTTTCGAAAGACGGTCTTTACATTCGACACCTCTATAGTGTGTACGACGATTACTCAGATTATCCAGCCGAGAATGCCTGCGTTAATTGGACCGACGTTGAAATTTACACGCAGACTATTCGGCTTTGCAAAGACATATCATGACTTGTACGGCACAAGCTTGTTAAGTGCCTGCCTCCGCTGCTCGCATCCGCCGCAATGCGGAATGTGCAGGGCGGTTGTTATCTTGTGGATGGTATCGCCAAGTCCGCGAGACTTGGTGGTTACTTTTATCAGTTCGCCGCAGATGTGGCAGGTAAAATTGCCTGACTTCTCTGAGTTGATTGTCCATCCGCATTTACACTTAAACCGAAACATCATAAGTCACCTCAAGATTTGGTGGCGATGTTATGCTGAAAAAGCTATTGCGCACGCCTTCGAATTGGATAGAATCTGGAGCACCGAGATTTTCGCTAATGCAACCTGTTTTGTTCCATAGAAAGTAAATCCACAGCAAACCCCCGAAGAATGGCGAGCAAGAAACTCCACCGGTGTCTGAATTGTAAACTCTGAATAGAGTCTTAGCATTCAGCAAAGGCGACTCAGGTGTCAACACGAAATAAAAAAATCCAGACCAAACGTAATGAAGTGCTGCGCCAGTAGTGTCGGCTATCCCTCCTGTGCATTCATTAGTCGCAAGTGAACTACAGCAGCCTCCTGGATTACCGCAATCAAAAATCACTGGCGTTCCTTTGCCGCTATCGTCCTCTCCAATCCATCCTATGTATCCACAGTTCCCACCAAATGGAGCGTGAATAGAATCGTCACCTCCTTTGTAGAATCTCGGAATTAAATAATCCCCGTTCAGGTTCGCAATACAACCAACTCCACCAGTGATTCTTAATCTTGCAGTGCGTTTGCCGCAGCAAAAAAAACATCCATCGCATTCGCCGCCGCATCCAGGGTTGAGCCTACCAAGTCCCATTGCAAAATCAGTCCTAGCTAACGTATGGCAGCGAGTCGCCCTTGTACAACGATCGAACGCCATCGCCACCAATAACCAACGAGTAATCGTCCGGCAAAACGAACGGGATAATCGACTGGGTAGCAAGAGCTAGTAGCTTAGTTGTTCGAAGCTTCACGGCCCCCGTTACGCTTGCGCCAGAATTATTCGTAATCACCAGACTCGACACTGCTTGATAGTACGTTGGATCAGCTGTGAAAATCTCGACATCGGTTGTTACCTGAATGCTCTTTGTTATCACAGGAGTGTCGTACACAAGCCCTGCTGAAAGCTTTTTGTAGTTGTTCACGACCGCTACACCTGGATTACTTGGTGCTGCGCCTCCAGATGTATTAACTGCCGTGATCGCGTACGAGAGCCCATTGCAAATACTTCCGCCGCTAGTCCAGGTATTCACAAATGTTGTACCATCTAATGTAAATTGTGATGCGCTCACTTGTGTGACGGTGAAATAACCGTTGGCTTCAGTCGTCCCGTTAACCCCCGCAATAATGATTTCATCGCCTGTAGACAATCCATGACTGGCCGCAGTGATTCGAATCAATCCGCTCGTTCCGCCAGTTGCTCCGTCAATGTTGGTGATCGCTGCTGCAATCACCGTTGCTTTTGGTGTGAACATTTCTTGGATGCTCCTTTGTTCGGTTTTTCGTCGTAGTGTAATGTCGTCAACTGCCGGTAGTGGTCCAGGCATTTACTTAGACTCCCATTGAGTAACCCATGTCGATACCCTTACTCGTTCCGCTGTCGATCGCATCGGGTACTGGTGGTTCAGGATTTGGACCGCCGCCGCCAGGATCTTCCGTTGTCCCTGTGCAATCTTCAACGAGCACAGTCCACTTGCCGTAAGCAGTTTGACCAACGGTCATTGGCTTACCGGATGTTCCAACGGATGCGCCAACGGGATTTTCTACAGCTACACTCTCACCGCTTCGCTGATAAACTCCGTCAACCAGTTCGGCTAGCTCGCAATTTGAACTGCTGGGTGTTAGCTCCTCAGTTGTTGCGTTGTACGATGCTGCTGGTAGTCCGCCGCTTGGTGGATAGGCGTATTTGATTGAGCCATCGCCACCCTGAAACCGTGGCATGACTTTGAGAACCACTCGTTCCAGATAGCCAGGATTGAGCACCTGCGACGACTCAAGCTGTCGTGCTAGGCGTATTAGCCATCTAGCGGTATTCGGGTCAAATCCTGCAACGTCTGCCATCAGTCCTCCAGTGCGTTTACGATGCACTTGCAAGAGGCAGTGTTAGCAACTAGGTATAGCGTTGATCCAGGATTCAAGCGGAAGCAAGCGTACTCACCAGCTCGCAGTCGACCGCCGTAGACTCCGGTTGAGAATCCCCACCGAACATAGTTGGTAGCGTCGAGATTCTGAATGGTCACGAATCCTAGCGTTGACAATTCGCCAAAGGCAATCGATTCTTCGCTGGTGCCGATTGTGACATACCCGGGAGTTGGTCCGCCTGCTCCAGTCTGGTCAATGGTCAATGCTCCAGGTGTCCAGGTGAAAACGTTGCTACCCTTGCGAAGTGAAAGCGTTGTTACGACGGTTAGTTCGCCAGCCATTTAAAGCAGTCCTAATGTTGAATACGGGAGCGGGAAGTATCGCTTGAACTCTAGCCAGTGAGCACTAGCCACAACAGTTTCTCTGGTGCCATCAGACTTTAGCAGGATAGGCGTTACAACCTTGTTATTGTCAGCATCCAATGCGTGCGCGATATTCGAACCGATCTTTACCAAAAAACCCTCGTGGCGGATTCTGGCGTACCATGCCTTATCCGCTGTTGTGTTGTACGGATAACGGAATCGAACTCGGGCCGTAACTCGCCAGTAAGCTCCGTATGTTTGATCGATAATCTGCTTGGCACCTGCCGAAACTAACCGAGCAGTTCCGGCTGAGAATCCTGCGAACGTGTCACTGTTAACGCTCATGCGGTACTGGTGGATTACATGCGGATTCCATGTGGCAAAGTTTCTTGATACTGTTAGTATCGGGTCAGGCAGTTCGATTGTTACGCCGTTGATTGGCTCACCATTGACGGTGACTATTGGCGCTCCGTTCGCGTCTTGGTCAACTGGCTCTGTGCTGGTTTCGTCGGACCATTCAATGTCAGGTGGCGCTGCAAGCGGCGACTGCTCCCAGTCCATCGTTGTGCTGTTCAGCGTGATTGATTTGTCGAAGTCAACACGGACTAACGACATGGTTAGGCCACGCTGCTCGATATTTATTCCGATACAGGGAATGAACGTGCCAACCTTGTACGAGTTGATTCCTGGAATATCAGTTGCGGAAAGTATTTCAATGTCGGTCGCATCGTAAGAATGTACCACCTGCCAGCCTTCGGAGAACTTGGCCTGTGCTGTCTTTCCTCCGTTGCTGAGTGTTACGCCGCCATTACTGCGACTCCATGCGAGTTCGGATGAATGTATTGTCATTTGCTTAGAACCTCCAGCGTCGTGCCTGAGCTGCTCTTGGCCGGTTCCGCAAGCTTCTTGTAGATTCCGTCAAGCTTGTCAAGTTGTGCCTTGCTGAGGTCGGCTATCTTCTTGGTGTTTTCCGCTGTCTTGTCTTGTTCTGGTCCGCGTGTGAGTAGTCGAGATTCCTGAGCCTGTAGCGGCTGAATCTTTCCGTCCTTCTTCTTGTTTCGCTCGTCGTTGATTGCGTCGACTTCGGCCTGAGTCGCTGCAATTCGCGCCGCCTCATCCTTGGATAACCCCTGCTTCTCTAGGCGGAATGCGTGTGCCGCCTCCTTGCCTTTTTCTAGCAAGATGCGTTCTTCTTCGAGCTTTTCAAGTTCTCGTTTCTTGAACTCTTGCAGCGTTATAGCTGCCTGCTTTTCCTTCTCGGCGGCTTGCTCTTTTAGTTGCCGCTCTTTTTCTTCGGCGGCAATCTTCTTTTTGGCAGCGTCGATTTCGTCGAGCAGGTCAACGGCTTGGAAGTTCTGATCACCGTTGGCCGTGTTGATCAGTGCCTGTAGTTGGTTTGATGTTCCGTCCAGTTCCGCATTGAGCCCGGCTAATTGGTCCTTGAGTCCCTGGATGTAAGTGTCCCCAGCGATTACCTGCCGTTTGTCTTCTCGCTCTTTTTCAATTGTCAGCAGGTTTTCAAGTTCGGTCTGTTGTTGCCTCAATACCGCAAGCGAAGCTTCGTCTTCTTCGACGTTGCGTTGCTTCTCGGCTAGCATGGCTTTGTGCTCGCCAGTGAAGCTTATGAGGTACTCGCCGATCTCCTGCATCTGTCCGATGTTGCTAACAGTATTGCCAAAGTCGATTGAGCCTGATTGCTTCATCGCGTCAAGGCTGCTCTTGGTGGTTTTCTTGCGGTCTTCGAGTGCGGAAATCTCAGTGTGAATTAGCTCCAATCGGTCCTTGGCCGCTGCGTCTGCTCCGGCTGGATTGAGTTCGATTTCGTCAATCTTGAAATTGGCGAACGAATCTTGCATCTGGTTTAGCTTGACAGACTCTAGTTTTTTCAGGCTAGCTACTGCGGTTTCTAGTTCTCCGTTCCATCGGTCGGTTTCGAATACCACATTGCCGATCGCCTGACCAATCTGGATGCCGATAGCAGCAGCAGCGACAACTAGACCGCCTTTGAATGCCAGCGCAGCCGCGCCGCCTTGTGCTGCAACTTGGTTGAATTGTGCGGTCTTCTCGGTGAGTCCAGCTAATTGTGAAGCGGCAGAGCCAATTTCACCGCCCCCGGCTAGACTTGCGATGGACCCAAAAAACTCGGTTGACGCCTTGGTGTTCTTGAATCCGTCTGGTGTCTTGGCCATTTCAGCATTGCGCTTGCGTTGCTGATTAAGCAGTTCCTTGTCTCTGGCGATCAATGCAGCTTCGGCGGATTCGACGCCCTGCAATTCAAGAGCGAATGCGTGGGCAGCTTCGGCGCCTTCCGCCAGTTCAACTCGTTCAATCTCGATTAGCTTGGCAGCCCGAGCTTTCACGACGGCGGCTTTTGCGGCAGACTTCTCCTGTTCGGTTGTGGCCTTGCGCAGTGCAGCGGTCGCCTGATCTTCGGCTTCAATGAGGATTTTCACGCTTTCAGTAGCCATCACTCACCGTCGCTATCTAGGATGTCGCGGCATGACGAGCACAATACGCCGACGATTCCATCTTGCCGCTTGCTGTCAACGTAGACTGCAATTTCCCACATAGACAGATAGCAACTATCGCCGCACACGACGCACTGGCGGCCGTCAGGATCTGCTTGTTCGACTTTGGTTCGTATCTCAACGACAAGACTATCCGCCACGCAAGTCATTCCTTATCTGTGCTTCATCATTGCGTAAAATTCTGGCTGCTTCTAAAAACCAAACCGACTGATCAAGAGCACCACCAGCAACGGGCGGCAACCCTTTTTCGAACAGGTCAATTAACGTGGCTGCCGTCGCTACTGGCGAACAGTATTCATTCGGACAGCCACTTATCGTTATCTGTCCCAACCTGCATTCGTCGCACCCTTCGCCATCACAGCTTGGGCACTCAATCTCAATTGGCTCGGATTCTGTCCCGAGGTCTTTACATTTCTTATCTGTGCAGTGACGGCAAAGCTGACCCATGCGGATCATTGCCGCCACTCTCAGTCTTTTTTTTCTTCCGCCTTCACATGCTGATTGGACAGCACCTTTCGCAATAGCTCTCTGGCTTCCTGGTAGTTCAGCACTATTTCCATTGACTCACGGCAGAATGCGTAAGATCCCATGTTGGACCAGCCAACCAAGACTTCCTCCAGCTCAGCAAGCACCGTCGAAAACATATCGCTGAGTTTGATAGTCTCATCGAATACCTTGTCCATTGCTTCGGAAATCTTGCGTTGCCCACGCATCGATTGACTCTTAGCGTAGAACGTTGGCCGCGTCTCCGCTGGCTTGTCCTTGTCGCAGTCGAGCACAATAGGGAACGACTGGTCCGGTTCTAAAAATAGTGGCATAAACTCCCCGTTATGATGCAGCTGTAAATACAATCGATGCTTCCTGATCGACAGTTGACCCGTTGCGGTTGCAGTTCCAAGTCAGTTCGTCGGTCAGCAGTCCGTTACGGTCACCTTCCGCAGCGGCAACAATCTGTGCCTTCGGTGCGGCGATCGTTATTTTGCTGTTAGTTGGTCCGTCGAGATCCCAGGTTAAAGCGGCTTCGGTCGATGCGAGCAGTGCTCCCCAGCGGTCAGTTGTCGCTACCAGCTTCGATTCTGGGTTGCCAGTGACTGTCACCTTTCGATTGGTGATGATGCCAGCGTGATAGCCTGCCGTGTTGGTTGCGCACTCGCGCATAACGACCTCGTTACCACTGTCCAACGTGATGTTCTCTAGGCAGAGTGCGACGCTATTCCATGTGGTGGTGCTGTTGGCGTATCGCAGCGGTAGCGAAGTCGAGTAACTTGGCGACAGGATAGCGGTGTCAGTTCGTCCGCCCCAGATTCCCGTGAACTCAAATTCAAAGTACGCTGTTTTGCCGGTTGGACAAACAAGCTTGAACGTGCCGGCCGCGCCGTAGATTTGCGTCTTGATTCCGTTGGTATACTGCTCAATGGTCGCAGTTTTGACGTTGCTGCCAGGTGCTTCGGTTCGCGGCGTGTATGTCTGCGAACTCTTGACCCAGCCGCAACAAGGAAGGAAGATTTCCGCCCAGTCTGGCTCGGTTGCTGTGCCGTCCCATGCAGCATCAATCTTAAAAGTCATCTTGGCTTTGTGTCCGCCTGGCATTGCCGGGAGTCCGCCAAACGCTTGGCCTTCTCGCTCTTCCATTTCGATGTCAAGCGATAGCCCAATGTCGTAGGCGTTAAACGTTGCGTCGGTCGCGTCGAGCGTTTCTGCCGTGCCGCTAGTGCCCTCAATCGATGCAGCCAATACCCGGCGGCGTTTTAGTAATGTCATTTTTTAAGCTTTCCTTGAGCCTTGATAGTTAAAAAGCGAATCCGCTCATTGATCTGTTTTGGCAGCTGCTCTTCCGCTGTTTGGATCGCAACCTGTGTTACGCCGCCGACTTGGTACATCTCGCCGGGGCTTGGTCCAAATTGCTTCTCTATTGGTACTCTGGCAGCACCTGTTCTAGCGAAAACGTTCCTGCCAAATCGATCGACAACAAACGCACTCTTGACAAAGCCTCTTGTCTTATTTCCAGTCTTGTATGTCACGCCTTTTTTGTTTTGCCGTGCGCCTAGGTATTTCAGTGGTATCGGGTGTCCCTGCCACAAGACAACCTCCTGGCTCAATCCTTCATTGCTCGACTTGCCGCCTATCACCGCTTTCTTGAGCACTTTCACTGGAGCAGGCAAAACAATTCGCAGTTTTCTAGCAGACTTAATCCGCACTTGCTTCGATGTCTTGCTTACCGCAATTTTTAGCTCCTTGCGAACGTTAAACCCGAGCTCCTCAATAACTTTCGTTACGGCCTTAAGTGATGACGTATCTAGTGTTGTTGTGAGCATGGTTACCTGACGTTGTACGGGTTGTCTTCGTCGGTTCGGAATTGAACTAAAAGCGGCAATCGGCTACCGCTGCCGGTGTCAGTTTCTATTGGCGTTATGTCTCCGTAGGTTGTGTTAAATGCCAGCGAGTCCCACTGATACCAATTAGCCGCGCTGGTCACTGCTTTTATGACGTCTGCCATAAAAACATTTCGCAACGAATCGATGCTTTCCGTGTCACCTTCACTTGGTCTGTTTTCGGCGACGATTCCAACCTCCATGTCCCAAGCTTGAGCTGGCGGATTACCTGGGTAGCTAAGCTCCCGGTTTGGCGTCAACTTATCCACCGTGACAACAAGCTGGTAATCCTTGGGTCTGTGCGTGGCTATCCGTGTTGGTCGAATAACATCGCTTGCAGTTGTTTCGTATCCATCAGTTGCGTCGATCAATCCAAGTCTGGTTTGTATCTTCGCCAGTATTTGTTCGCTTACCGGTTCTGCCATCAGTTCACCGCGATTTCTACAACGCTGGAATCGGAGCTAAGTAGTGCTACGATTGTTCGCTCTGTTGCTGTGCTGCTGGTTGGTCTGTCGAGAAGCGAAAGTTTATCGCCACCAGTGTTCAGTGACTCAACCGCAATTCCCAGCGCTGCATCGTTGAGAACACGAACTAGAAACTTCGGTGTTATCACTTTTCCGTTGACTTCGTATGACCTGGCAGGCTCGCGCGTGATAATCGCCGTAATCGCAATGGGAGAACCGCTGCGAGGTGTATACGTCACTGGCTCCCCAAACTGAGCGAGTAGGTCTGGGAAGCCAGCGGTGGCGAAAAGCTCGTCAAACACGCTAGGCATGCTAAGGCTTACTAGGTGGTGATGTTAGACAAAAGGTGCCCGGCTTGTGGGTACATGATCACTTCGTCAACGTCGTGACGAACTCGGATGATGTCACCGCGAACTGTTTCGTCTCGGTACTGTTCAACAGTTCCGCCGATGGAACTCCCATCTTCGGACCAGTGGAAAGTACGGCCGATGCAAGGATCTCGCATGTCAGCACTGTTGCTGATTCGGCAAACCATTGCATACTCGTCACTCCAGATTTGTGCAGGCGTGGCGGCTTGCCCTTCGTTCGCACTGTTCTTTGAGTTTCCAGCGACAATGATGTACTCTAAGTCGAAAACCTTGGCGAGCATTTGCGCTGTGATGTCGCTTGCCTTTGAAGCATCGCCAGCACCACCGCTTTCAACTCGGTCGATAACCTGAGCGCAGTTACGAAGGTTGCGGAACACTTTGCGGTTAATAACCAAAGCGTTTGCCCACAATCCACTGCCGTCATAGACCTTGCGAACGGCTGCTTCAACATCAGTCACAGGAACGGCGTTAGTGAAGTCGTCCCATTCGTTGGTTATGGCTGTTGTCAACGGCGATCCTGTCCAAACCGCACTGCTGAACACTGCGGCCGAAGTTCGCATTTCTTGATTGCGAAGGACAACGTTTGTCGCTCGCATCATGGCGATCTGTTCAGCCTTGAATATGTTCTGGTATCGCTTCTTGTCGCGATCGTCGACCGGTTCCTCCCATCCGTGCTCGTCCGTGGCATAGGTCCAACGTTCGAACTTGTAGCTTCCACGGTTGTAACCGCTTCCGCTGGCTCGTGCTGTGTCTCCGTTGAACAACAGTTGCTCAAGCGGGATTCGTCCAGGGTTGTCGGATTGCAGACCAACGTCTACGACCGGGAGAACTTGCATCCCCACGAAACCCTGCTTTTCGGCTTCTACGTCAAATTCAAAACTTGCAGCCAAATCTGGCCGCAGGTTTACAGTTGCTGCTGTACTTGCTGAAATTGGCATTGCTACACCTTCATCCCCGTAGCAACGCTGTGAAACTGGTTATTAAAAGCCCTCTGGGATTGGCGGCCGCCGCCCCCAGAAGGCGCTACGGGGTTTGTTAGACTTCGATGCTGTATGTCAGCAGAACGTCGATGTGCGTTGATGTGGCAAGGTCGCTGCCTGTCTTTCCAATGGTCAAGGCAGTGTTTACGTCATTTTGCACGAACGATGCACCAGCAGCCAAAATAGCTGCGTTGGTTGCGCCCGCGCGTAGCAATGTATTCTGAGTCAGACCGGCCACTGCAGCAGCCAAAATCTTAGCGCTGGATGTCGACTGAGTAGCCAGAATGTCGACGGTCGTTGCCGTCGCAGCGGCTCCACCGATCGAAATAAGAGCCACATCATGGACTCGATATTTCAGACCAGGAATTGCCGTCAAGACAGTAGCACCAGCGTTTACTTGCGCAGTTGTGAATCGAGCGCGAAGAACCCGAGCAGCTCCGAGATCAGAACCTCCCGAGGTAAGCACTTCGATAACGTCATTGCTCGCTGTCGCCGCCCCGAGAGCTCGACCAACGTAAAGCGAACCACTGGCGGCAATCTTGCCTGATGCTGCAGCGTAAACTGGCGCACCGGCAGCGATTGCTTCGGAGGCAATCATTTTGCGAGTGCCTGCAGCCGAAGAGAGCCGGACTGCGATAACGTCATCGCTAGCTGCGTCAACTTCTGCTGTCCCGAGTGCTGGAGTTGTGATTCCAGCCGCAGCAACAACGCCAGCAAACGATAGATAGACGCGTGCGAACTGGCTAATAGAGCCAGACGCAGTAAACGTCTTGGTTGGTGTTTCTACAAATTGTGACATTCTTGTGTCCCTCTATTTGAATTTGATTTGTTTGATTTGTTTTTCGGTTATCGAACCAACATGGAACGCTTGGCAGACACCTCGTTGCAGTATCGCTGGCGAAGGTCTGGAAATGTCTTGTCGACATCCAATGCGGCTTGCGCTTTGGTCATGCCAGACTTGACGCGAGCCTGGATTTCTTCATTCCACTTGTTGGTTGCAGTGCTCACCACGACATGAGCCTTGGCGACTGCAACAACTCCAGTAGCTCTGGCTTGCTCTTCTGGATTCGGCGCGACCACATCTGGTGCTAGCTGTGCCTTGAGTGCCAGTATCTCGTTTTCCATAGCTAAGCATTTCTGCTCCAGCTCCTGGCACTTAGCAGCAAGCGACTGGTTTTCGGTCATTGTCTCATCCATCGCCGCGACAGCGACTTGAGCTAGTGGCATCTTCTGCTTTAGGCAAGCCAGGATGGTCTGCGGCTTAAGCTTTGGGAATGCCGCTTCGATTTCGTCGACCGTTGCAGCAACAGGATTTACGGATTCGCTCATTGTGTTTTTCTCCACGGTTTGCGAGTCTCCTTTGTTGCCGCTGCCGCCAACTCCAAATAGAGCTAGAACAACGCCATGCGGCATATCGTTCGCAGTGGTAAGCAGTCGGCCTACCACTGGTGTATTGGTAATTCGGTCGCAGAACCCAAGAGCTACACATTGTGCAGCGTCAAGGAATGTCTGCTGCTTTAGTAGTCCGGTAATCTCTTCTGGAGTCTTGCCGGTTCGCTCTGAGTAGGCAGAAATCATCTTGCCTTTTAGCTGTGACATCAACTCAGCGGTTTTAGTCAGCTCCGCGTCATCGCCTTCGATCGTCGTGTATGGGTTGTGAACCATCATAAAACCGTTTGGCGTAATCTCGACTTCATCGCATGCCATCGGGACGAACGAGGCTATAGAGAATGCCGACGACTGAATGACAGCCGTCTTGTGACCTGGATACTCCTTAAGCAGGTCGTAAATTCGGAATCCTTCAAAGACACTGCCACCTTCTGAGTGGATATAAATCGAGATTGGCTCGCCAGTCTCTGGCAGCATCGAACGAAAGGCCCCAGACGATATTTCTCCTGGTCCAGTTCCGATCACTCCGTCAATGATAATTTTCTTAGACATTCTCTTGGAGCTCCGGTGTATCAACGGTTCCATCGGCTAGAACGTCTTGGATGTAAATATCAATCTTGCTTGGGGTGACTCCGATTGAATCAAGCTCTACCCTGGCTCGCTGCTCGCTGATTGTTCCGCTGGTCAACTCTTTTAGAATGTCATTGATTGCCTTTCGGCTATTCTTCCAGTCTGAACGCTTCACGCCAAGCATTTCGGCTCCAGCTTTCTCTGGCTCGCCTTCTGCGGCTGCATTAGCTTGCTGCACTTCGATAGCTGCTGGGTCTTGCAATGCCAGAGTCTGGCCGGTCGCCATTGGAAGCGGTAGTAAATCACGCCACGAAACTTGCGGCTGTGTTGGATTGGATTTATTGATTGACTCAGCTTTCGACATAGCAATCTGGATTGCATAGCTGTTGTCGTCGACGATTTCCTCGCTTAGCTCTTCCCAGTCTTTACCGCGGGCCGCGTGCAGTCGCCGTGGACTAGTCAAGCAATTCTTAAGCTGCTCGGCATCGCCTTGAGCATCGGCAACAGGCTCGATATAGCTCCAGGTTGGCAAATTCCAGTTGTGCGCAGTGATGTTTACACCGGATCTGGTCGCCCACTTCTTGAGGTTGCTATCTCTCTCGACCCACTGAGAAACTTTCCATTTGTAAGCTGGGGTGTTAAGCCGTCGAACCAAGTTGATTTGGTCGGCCACGAATCCCTTGCGTGCTTCATCAACTGCACCACGCCAGCCGCTAAAGTTCGTCTCGCTGCCGTCCATTAGCACCAGACATAGAGGCAATCCAAAGTTGACGCCGATAATCTGCAGCATCATCTTGGCTTGTTCGAAATAGCTAGAGCCTGGAATATTTGGACTAAACCCTGTGATCTTCTCGCCAGGATTGCCGAATATCTCCATCCCAGGCGATACTCCTTCAATGTTCCTGGTTTCATTGGTGCCGGTTATTTCGGTCGATGAGTTGCCGTAACCAGTCGTTGAGGGGTAAGCACCATTCGAAGAAATGGGCTGCTCTCTAATAATCGCATAGCAAGAAACCGCCTGCTGCTTGATTAAGTTGGCAAAGTTGATGTCTTCTAAAATTCCAGCGTAGGCGAACACTGGAGCCAGTTGAGTCACGCCACGAGTAGCGGTTACTCGCTTGGGGTTGTACACATGAAATAACTGGCGGACGCCTTGGTCGTTTCTAACCTTGATCGGTACAGATTCGCCCTTCTGTCCGAACTCGCCAGTTTCTTCGCGAATGTGGTACTCAGTTCGCTTGCCGTACTTGTCAGTAGTTACGCCAAGGAATGTGTCTTGCTTGGTTGTTTCGGTTTGGACTAGGTGCGCTTCGATTACTTGAAATGGTCCATCCTCTGTGCCAGCGACGATGATGTCTCCGTCGACCGATTCTGCGCGGCATGCGTGGCGCTCGATTTCCTTCCACGTCAACTCTCCGGCTATGTCGCAAGTGTCAGCGTCTTCAGTTTCTGCAACCCATCGATTGTAGAGTTCAAGGTCGAGCCCCTTGTCGCCTGTCTTGGGATCTAGCGTGAATCCCTGCTGAACGATGTTGTCAACGCGGCGGTCGGCTAGGATGCCAATCACTGCGTCGTTGCGGTCCATGTCCCTGGCTTGCTCGATAGCGTCGTAGTAGCTGGTCTGATTTCGAAAGTGATAGTCAGCACCGGACCCAAGAGCATTAACACCGGTGCGGCGACGAACGAACCGACTGGATCGATTCATATCGTAGTCAGCTTTGGCGTCGCTGAACGAACGTGCAACCGTTTGTGGTGTTATTGGTGCTATCAACGGAAATCAGTACCTACGCCGAGGAATCGAACTCTACTTGAGTTGGCGGCTACGAAATCACGAGCTCTTGCCAGCAAGTCTTTAATCTGGTTGTTGTCCCAAGACAGCGAACTAGATTGATTGGATTGGCTGGTAGGCTTGAGGATTAGATACTTGGTTGCGGCAGTAACGAACGCGTGAGCTTTCGCTACACTGCCAGACTCTTCAAAGTCTGCATTGTCAACCAAATCATCAACCACTTCAGATAACGTTGCCATGTGGTAAGCATAGGCAACGCTTTAGTTGATGTCATGCGTTTTAAGCTATGTTTCAATTTGAAAATATGTCACTTGCGGCTAGATGAATTTTTTAATAAACGCACTAACATCAATTTCAGCGTTTTCAATCATCCACTTCACTGCGTTCTGTGCGCAATCAACGGGCCGACCATTTCGAAGCACAGCCCCTAACTGCTCTAGACCTGCAGTTATTGCCTTAATCTTTATACCCTGCTCTTTTGTTAATTTCACGCAGTTCACGCTCCGCCGATAGTACCCTCCGATAGGCTCTATCCAAGGAACCTCGATGACGACACTGCCTACCTCTGGCTTATCAGGAACGCTCTGCCGTCCGGCGTCGTTATCTTCGGCAACTGCCGTCGCTGCTGCACTGGTTGTTGTTGGCTGATCGATTGTTGTTGGGGGACCACTCGCAACCCCAGCACTCCCGCCGCGCACAACATCAACGCCGTTGCGTCTAGCCAGTGATTGTTCGGATTTGTCTTTACCCATTTTTTTACTATTCCTTTTCCTGGTACGAACTGCTCTTGCCGCTCCTCCGCGACAATGTGATGACTGTAACTAAGATGCCGTTTCTTGTTGTCGGGATCTGCAAACAGCGATAACGAGCCCGAGTTAAATTGCTGCTGGTCGTCGAATGTTGACGTTAAGAACCGCTGCTGTACTTGGTATTTCCAATACTCGCTGTCGACGTTGTAAAGCCACAACCCTTGCTGCTCTTGCTTATCAGCTCGGCAATGCTCAAAGAACAGCCGTGTTTGCGTGTTGTCGCCGTCAAAGCTAACTCTGCCAGTCCATCCTTTCGATGCTGCAAATGGCGAACCATAACGGCGGATAAACTCATAAGCGGCTTGCGTGAAGTCTCCAGAGTCGACCAAGCAGAACTCAGGCGGATTCTCTGCGGTAATATCAGACCTCCACGACTCGAGCGACTTAAGCAACGCCAATTCAACTGCCGCATTATCGCTAGTCGTCTTAAGTCCGTGCGTCTCCATCACGCCATAGTCGATGATGTTGCAAACCCCGTTTCCGTGCACGCACCCCTTGACCCAATGCGAAAAATACTTTCCTAGGTCAATTCCGGTCACAATGCGTAACGGCTCGACCTTCGGTAGTTCAAATTGCTTGAATCCACTAATACGACTCGCCACGGTTCCGGCTGTGAGCTTGCTGGTCTCTATCTGGTCCGTCTTCTCAGGGTCTTGCTGGAGTTCGGCAAGCACTCTTGGCAGCGTCCAATCAGCTACCCGATTAAAGAATGCCTGAAGTGCGTCAATCTCAACAGGGTCGCCATCTGCGTTGATGTCAGGAACAAAACGATATGGATTGGCTAGAACGGCTCCTTCGTTCATCGCGTCAAAGTTATCTCGATAGAACTGTGTGGCCGTGGGACCATCCTTTTTGCCGTCGCTTTGTTCACGCTGGCGAATTGCTATGTACTCATCCCACAAATCGCGATTGGTTGGCCACACTTCCAAAAGTGCGTATCTGTCACCGGCAAAGGCAGGCTTAACGCTACGGTCTGTGACTCGGTAGCTGTAGCAGTTGCAATTCTGAATGGTCGTAAGCACCACTCGAATCATTTTCTTGTTGGGACCAGACAACCCGGCCACGTCGCCGTCGATCATGTCCTCAACGTCTTGGTGTTTATTGGTCGGAGAAAATGCTACTTCTCGTGTTTCAGGATCGTCGATGAGCGCCATGTCTGGCCGGTCTTCTTCATCTCCTTCGCCGCGAATAGCAGAATCTAACCCAAAGAACACTAAACGCTTTCCACCCCAGTCATTGTCTCCCCAAGGAACAACGACATGCGGAAACACAATCAACTCTTGACTCCAGACTATGCCAGTCGACACCCCGTTGACGTGCTGCTTAGCGGCTCGCTGTGGTGCTCCTTCTAACGCATCAACGCAGGCGGTTACCTCTGGAAAGTCGCCGTGGAACTCAGGAAACTTAGCTTTGTTCTCGAACTTCTGCTTCACCTGCTTAAATAGCTTGCGGCCTTGCTTCATCGTGTTTCCGATTGCTACCGGAAAGCGAATTGGCGTTGCCAGCATCACGCAAGCCGTCATTCCAATAAGAACCTGGCTTTTACCGTCACCTCGTGGAGCTGCTACCGCTTTGTCACCACCTGACCAGGCTCGCTCCCAAATCGCGTTTATCATTGCCAGGTGATGCTTGGCGAATGGGTTGTAAAATATCTTACTGAAGTAGGTGCGTAGAAATCGCTCAGGGTCTTTTAGGCATGCTTCACGCCGTGCTATGTCGGCCGGATCTGGAATAATGACACGCGCCGCTTCGCTTCGCTTCTCGCGCTTGCGTGCGATGTCCTTACCGTGCTCAGTCGTTTCTTGATTGGTTTGCTTGAGTTGGCAGATTGCCGCCGCTGCCTTGTCCTTCGGCATTAACGATAAGACTCGGGTCAATTCCAAGCTCGGCAGCGATTGCATCCAACTCAGCGTTGCGTTGCTGAATCCGTACATCGATTACCTTGTGCTCATCTGATTGATTGGCCGACTCCATACCCCGCAAAACGTTAGCCGCCTTGATAGCAACTTCATCATCATCGTTCCCCGTAATAATTCCAGCCAACCTATCAACGAGACTCTGTTTCATCTCGTCCGATATTGGCCACCGCTTCTTAATTGCCGACATAATCAACCTGCAGTCGTCGTGTAATTTCGATCGACTTTCCAGAAGGTTCCCCTTCCCCGCCGCGACATATTTACCCATGCAAACCTGCCTAGTTTTTAGGCACCCAACCCCGCCGGACTAAGTGTTGCGGATCTGCGAAGCCTTACACCGCATTGAATTCAGCCCTTTCAGAGGGACCCAAAGCCCCGCCGCCCCTATCGATGCCTAATGAATAGGCAATCATGTTATGAAGTCAAAATTAAGAGACATCGTTGATCCGCCCTTTGCCGCTACAGCCCGAACGAACATCCCAGCTTTTAGCGTCAGCGTTCTAACTCCAGGCTTAGTCAATGTCCCAATGACATCGAGAGGGACATACTTTCCAGCAGTGTCAGCAGAGCATGCCTCGATCGAGACCTCAGCACCGCTCATTACTGAGTCGTTGTGTAGCAGTGCAACGCAAGTATCCTCTGCCAATTCGTAGCCGCTACTTGCACCGTTTGTTGTCCTTGCATTGAATGCTGCATTGACTGTCATAATATTTCTTTCTTCCTAAATGAACGCCGCCAAAGCTGAATTGAACTAACACATGTGTTACTGTTCGAACATCCAACAATCCTGGTTTATTCTTCCAAAGTCCACATATCTGCAACGTTGACGCTACCACAAAAACAACGAATACCATTCGGACTTGACCAAATCGCTGGTGCATGTCGATGTGACCAACCTGTCTGACCTTTGTACGTCTGAATCAACCTACCACCAGCTAACTCTTCGATAGTCCAGTAATCGATTAGGTCAAAGTCAGTTGATGATAAAACATCTGAGTTAGATTCCCATCCACCACCGTTTTGGCCGTTGAAAACATAGATTTTTCCGTTGTGGCTTAGTACCTGCGGATAGATTCTTCCAAAGCCTTTGAACCTTCCTCGATACTCCCAAGTGATACCATCAGTGGAAGAAAATATTTTTGTATCCGGCTCTTGCTGATTAAACGAACTGTGATAGCCCCCTGTTACTCTCCACAACTTACCACGATGGACGCAGCAACTACCTTGAACACATGTTCCAACAAATCCCTGCGTAGTGGTGTCGCTGAGAATCTCGGTAAAGCTTTGAAGTCCATCATCGGACCTCAAAACTGTGTTATAGAGAGTTCCAGTGTCCCGAGCAGTTGTCGACTGCCCACCTACAAGATAGAACGAATCATCGAGAAACAACAAACAGCCCAAGCATCGATTGGCTATACCTGGATCAGCCGCAATCTGTGACCAAGTACCGTTCTCAAACTTATACGACGATTTGACGTATGCTCCACCATACGAAAAGCTAATCGTGTCGCCGCCAACAATGTAGGCTACATCATTTACCACGCAAGCTTGTGGCGTGTGCACTGGATATGCGAAATCTGTTTGGGCAGCAAATGTAACGCAATCGTTTTCTGATTTCCAGACTTTGTTGACTGTGTATGGCGGGGCAGAACCCCAACCACCTACAAGCCAATCAGCACCGTCAAGCCAAAATCCCCAAGTACCGTCACCAATTTGAGCAACAGATGCAGCACGTTTTCGGAATCCCATTACACTAGCTCCGATATATATGCTTGAACCAATGTATTTAGGTCTGTTACCTGTGAACTGAGCATTCCAGATGTGACGAGTGATAATCGAATCGGTGTTGTGCTATCCGGTGAAGCACCTGTAGCACCGCCGACTCTAGCTAGTGTTGACGACGTTGCGTAAACAGTCAGAGGCCAGCTTTGTGTGGCATTATTGATATATTGAGTAGCATTTCTGTATGCTGCTTGAACATTGCTGTTTGGTTCTCGTGATCCAAAATGGAACCCTGACAAGTCTTGAGCAGTGCCAGTTACTTCGTACCCACCAACAGCCAGCCTTGATGCTCCACCTTGTTTTGGTGCAAGGTAGAAAAGATTGTTGGCTGCAAAGTGCCCCATTGTGTATTCGCTGGTCGCCGCATTGCTGGTTGAGTAAAACCCTAAACCAGCACCACTACGATAACTAAGCCCCATTGAATCAGGATGGAAAGCCTTTCCGTAGTTGCCAGCACTTGGAGTGATACCACCAGAAGCATTGAGTGTTGGAGTTCCAACCCAAACAATATTCCACGTTCCCGAATGGTTGCCTGGATTTATTGCATTGAGCCGAGCAGCATTAAGGTGATTTCCGTGGTACAGATAAAGTGCTAATACTTCCCTGTACAAATCAGCATCGTACAACCCTTGCAGCAAGTTCAGCACTGCGTCTTGGTTGTCACTGCTAATCGTTCCGCTATTAGCTGTGATCGCATCAAAATACAAATCGGCGGTTTCGGCTGGTAAGTCATCAAGCGACCACGATGTTGGTGCAGATGTGCCGGTGTAGAGTCTAACTGCGTCGAGAATATCTCCAGTCCGTGACGATGAATATATTATGATTCTATCATCACCATCGGCACTTGATCGACAAAATGCCGACTCTGCCGGTATCACTTGACCGTTAATGTCTTGGCCAGCCTTGAACGTATTAGGAATGGATCTATCTAGATAAGTCTGCGTCCAGTTTGGGTTGAAATTGATTGACGTATACGGATTGCCGTGTTTTCCAGCTACAAAATCCTTAGCTTCGTCATCAGCACAGTAGCTTTGGCTGGGCACGCCTCCTATAAATCCTCCACCTGAACCTATTCTTCCACCGTATTTGATACACCAGTCCTCAGCGTAACCGGGACACTGAGCCGCCCATAGGTCTGCCACTGTACCGTTGATTAATGCGTTACTTCTTACACCATAAGTACCATTACTTGCATACCATGCAATATCTCTGCCATTCCCTTCCTGTAATGGAAAGTGTGTTGTCACGCCACCATGAGTTATACGGAAATCAGCCATCAATCCATGTAATGAGTACGACGAACCAAACGTCATTAATATAGAACGAGTGCTAAATAGCGTGACCGCTGCTGTGGCTGAACCAATCGAAATAAAATCGAGATACATGGTGTACAAGCCACCAACTCTAGTGATCTTGATGTGATGCCATTTATTGTCTTCCACCGTCGAATCTACAACGGTTAGCCGAGTAGCCTGCCCATTGGCTGCCAGCGTCCATGTGCCAGTGCTTGGACGATACCATAAAAACGATTGATAGGTTGACCCGCCACCAGATAAACCACCACCTACAATCATCGTTCCGATGGCTGTACTAGCTGATCCTTCATACTTGAGCCAGAAAGAATATTCAAAATCTCCACTTAAATCAAAAAGCCCGATGTCACAGTAAGCCGTTGATGCGTCAACTCCAGCTAAACATGGTGTTTTTATAGGTGCGTGATTACTGCCAACAACATCTCGTAAATAATACTTACTAGATGTTGGTCCAGAAAAATAGGGTTCACCATCTAAATATGCTACTTGGCGAGTGGTGAACATATCACCAGGGACCGACGATTGCAGCGCCAACGGCACTTTGGTCGATGGATGCACCGAGCGAAACACTGATTTCGAAACTGACTTATAGACGCTCACTGATCATTTGTCCTTCTGCTGCGTTGCAAACGTCATGCGTTCAAGTCGCTCGCTGGTCTTGTCCAGCACTACCGCAGTGTCGCGCAAGGTGTCTCCTGTACTGTTGAGCATCTGGCATTGTTCTTGCTGCCGTTCAACAATTTTCTGGTGGCTTTCCCAGTCAATGTTTCGACGTTCAAACTCGGGCTTGACAACATACGTCCAGAGAATCAACGTTGACGCAACACCGAATATCCACGGCGCGTACTTATCGCCGGAAGTTCTAACAAACTCTTTGAGCAATTCGAAACTCACGGTTTGGTCCTTAGTTGCTCGAACCTCTCCACCTGTAGCCGGTACTTTGCTTGCTCCTGCTGGTGAATCTGTATCCATTCGTTTGTCCGCCTCACGTCTTCTTGCATCTTGGAAATAGATTCAGATTGCATTCTCTGGATGTTGTCAATCAATCGATTTGTTACCGTGATTGAATCAATGTTGTGTTGTCTTATCGAGAGTGATAATCCATGAAGCTGCACCATCATTCCGAACAATAAAACAACCTCAACAACTGAGCAACTCGCTGTAACTCGATTCGGCAATTTACCGTCCTAGTATGCGCCGTCCAACATTACGAACAGGCTGACCGTGTACGACGCTCCATGATTTCGACCAGCCGCTACTGACAGGTGCCGCGTAGACTGGCTGGCTGTAGCTCACGACTGGCGGTGCAACATAGGATTGAACCACTGGATAGCTAACAACCGGTGCAGGCTCAGCGTAGAACTGTGCCGGTTGCATTGGCAGAGGGACGCTATTTGGCGTAATCACAGCACCAACCGACGATACAGCCTTGCCGGTGACAACCGCTGCTGCCTTAATCGTGCTGCGGACTGGCGAGCAAATCCTTTGACCAGTCAGTGGATCGATGCGGCATTGCTGCTGCGGTTCTCCATAGAACTCCTGAGAAAGTAAATTCCCAGTGACAACCAGCACAACAACGACGCATAGAAGAAACGAATTAAACCGTCTCATTTGCTTAACTCCAAAACGAGGATTGCAACCAGTCAAAAACTGCTGGACGCGACGGATAGCCAGAATACGCCGTCAAAGCGTAGACCTCCGAGTATTGAGTACGGCAGAAGTTATCCACCTCTGCAGCACGAATCCAACAACCGCCAAGTGGACCTCCGCCAGGATCTCGCTCGTAGGCTTTTTGTCCCCACTGGTTCTGTTCCCAGATTAGCTCGCCAAGCTGTGGATGATTCCAATAGCCTAGCCAGCTTTCCTGGTGACCACCGCGACCGTTGTAGCGACCGACGCAAGCACCGTTTGAAACTGTGGCTGACCCTGGATTAACGAACACCATCCCAGCACGAGTGACAGGATAGCCGTTGCAGATTGCGTCTCTTACCTGCGTAAATGACGATAATGGGGCGCTCGTAATTTGCTGCGGTTTTGCTGCTGCAATAACCTCTGCCGGTATAGCATCTCCGTCAGACCATTGAAGTTCAAGCGACTGACCAATGGAGAACATGCCTCGGTCACGGTTGCCGTTTGGAAGTGATTCGAGCCCTGGGTGGTCAGCGTCAATTGTACCGTCAAGCTTAATTGACTCAGCAAATGTAGACCCGAAACTTCCCTCTCCACGCCCACGCATTCCCGCACGCTTGCGGGATAGCCCATAGTTGTAATACCAAGCATGCAAAACGACGCCATCGACATCATCCTTTAAGCATGACTCAACGCAGTTCAGAGTCTGAGTTGCATTGCCGCCTCCGACTCCAACGCAGCTCCCGGTATCTTGCAACCAGCCCGTGAACTCGCCGCCAAGAGCTTGAACCGTCACGGGATGCTTCCATGTGTCCGTTAGCAGAATCTTTGTTCCGACCGGTGGAGTATCGCCAATCAAGCCGAACATTGGCATTCGTCCGACGTTGGCGTGGTGAATACGTCGTTGGTCGTCGGTCATGTCCGACTCTGGAATCCAGCCTAGCAGTTTGGAAATGTCGCTCATTGCTTCACCGCCTGCCTAAACCCTGCACCGATGTCGTTAAAAATCGACGACTGCTCAGGCTTCAAGTCAGCGTTGCCGAGTCGTGGCTGCATCAGCGTTGCCATGTCTTTTTTGAACTGGTCTCGGACTAGTTTGTCCTTCTCGACATTAGCCGCTGCTGCTTGCGAAACTGTCTTGACCTTACCAGCCTTCAGTTCACCTGCGATGGAGTCCATGTCGTCCGCCATGCGTTGCAGAAACGTTTTAGCCGCCAACGTTGAACCACTGGCAAGCTGAACATCGACAACGTTAGGTGCAGGCGTAGGCGTAGGGTCTGGCGTTGGTGCTGAATCGATTAGGCACACATCCTCCCATTCCTCAAAAATCCGTTTGTCCCAGTCGAGCACTCGAATCTTAACTTCGATTTTCGTCGGTTCGGTCCACATCCACAGACGAGAACCTTGGCTGGTTTCGATGAGATCAACCCGCTGCTTGGTTGTTGGGTCAGTAGCTCGAACCTGAACGCTAGCTGAGTCCGACTTGACTTCAAGCAAGCCAACCGGAATCGATTTAACCGCCGCTGTGTCGCTCACCAAATCGCCAGCAATCACGCCTGGATTAGTCAGACCGATGATTTTGAAACGGGTCTTCGCGACAACTTCGAGATTTTGAGCAGACGCAAATCCACTCAGGCATAACATCAAAAGTAACGAGAATCGCAACATCACCAACCTCCCTGAAAAAGTTAAGTGACTAGCCCTAGCTGTGGTTGTCGTAGAACTTGCCTGCGATGCTCAAAACTATCGAGTTAAGCATGCTGTTCAGAATCGGGCCGATGAGTGGATTGATTGCGATAATTGCAGGTGCTACCATCGAATCGTACAGGGCATCAACCTTGTCCAAGAACTCATCCTTGGTCATGCTTGACAAGTCGATGTTGCCAAGAGCATCCTTGATGAGTTGCCAAATCTTGCCACCAAGACCAGCAATCTTTCGCGGCTTCAGATCGTCAAGACCGAGCCCGTTGAGGACACCAGAAAGATTCGCACCGAACGCATCTTGATCGAAAGTTGCCGACATAAACCCGCTCCGTGATTGAATTTAGAAGCCGGTGCAGGCAGTTGGAGACCTGCACCGGCGTTGGACGAAATAAGCCCTTGCCCAAAGCTAGTTTCGCGTCTCGTAAATTCAATCGTTTCACGTATGCTCACGAAAGCAAGCACCGGTGGACCTTACGTGTCCTCTGATTTTAGATAATCCTTAACCGACCTGATTAGCTCCATGTCGCGTCGTGCCGTTCTGTAACTAACTGAGATTGCGAATCGCTCAGCCAAGATTCTCCGCAATTCCTTTGTTGTCGCGTTTGGGTGCGTACTGTGAAGCTCTTTGACGATCAGAAGCCGACGATACTTTTCTTGCGCTCGATCCATCTGAAACTCCATTTCAAAACACTTCTCGCTTCCAACCGCCGCCGCTTTTTTTGGACTGTTTCTGCTCGATGACAAAAACGAACTGCGGAAACTTATCTGCTGCAACCTTCACCTTAACTCGGCTCTTATCGTCCATCGGCCCTTGACCCTTGCAGTCGACGAACTCCATCGAGCCATCCGCCAGCCAAATACCAAAATCGGGTGTAAATCTGCAGCCGTCCGCTAGCTTGAACGTCATCGACTCAAACTCAAACCGGATTATTTCGCCAGCAAGCCGCCTAGCTTCGAGCGTGTCAGCGTATGCCTGCTCAGTTTGATTCATCACGCCTGGCTGGTGTCGCTTGCCGTAGCGTGTGTTGTCTCGCTTCATAAATCTCGCTGGTCGCATCTAAAATAACTCCATTTGCGTGTCTTGCTTTTCATCAACCTTAACCACCGAAACCGGATAGACAACCTCGTTTCGAATCTCAACCAGCCCAAGCTCAGCAGCTCGACGAATCGCCGCTATCGCCTCAACGCTGGTGGCGGCCTGCCAAGCGGTGTTCAGCTTAGACATTCCAGAATATTCCTTTGCCAGCGAGTAAACCGGAACAGGCTGCCGCTCGTCTCGGAAAAATGCGACAATCTCGCGTGCTAGGGAATCACTCATGCCACTCACCGCTGTCACGCTCGAGCAAACACTGCCTAGAAGCATCAAATGTGCAGACTATCAATGGCTTCTTTATCGCTCGATTCCTGTTTTTTGCAATGAAAAACTGGTACTTATCTTGCTCTTGCGTTGGGTCGATTTTATACGGCCAAACACCAAACAGAATCACATCTGCGTCTTGCTCGAGTTGTCCAGTTTCTCGGAGGTCTGACATTTGCGGGACAAACTGTTTTCGTGACTCTATCTGCCTGTTTAGCTGTGCCAAAACTACAACAACGATATTTAATCTGCTCGCAAGCATCCTCAGTGATGAGCTAACCCTGGTGATCATTTCGTATCGGTTTGATGAACCCTTCGAACTCAACAACTGCGCGTAGTCCACCATTGCCACCTTGACCTTATTTTCGTTTACATGCTGTTCAATGGTTTCACAAGCCCTTTCGACAGAACCGCAAGACTCAACGATGTAAACCTCTTCCCTGGTTGAAAAATGCTTGTCGACCTGATTGCTAATTATTCCAATGTTCTCCGTCCAAGCCCGTTCTGGCGTATCACTTAGGTACTGGATAGCTCGCTTGCCAAGTGCCATAGATGACATTTCCTCAGACACGAAAACTATTGGCAAGCCTGATTCGCTCATGCTGTGTGCCATCTGTAACGCAATGGCGCTCTTGCCGTGGCTTGGCCTAGCCGCCACGATAACCATTTCACCAAACGCCACACCTCCACCAATTGCGTAGTCCAACTCTGGCAAACCTGTCTCGAGCAGCAACTGGCCACCGCTCTTGAGCTCATTCAGATACCTCTTGGCGGCTTCCTTAATTGTTGTTTTTCTGAGCTCTGGTTGTCCACGACTTTCTTCGTGGTGCTCTTTGTAGGTAGACGGAATCCTAATTTTGCTCCACTGCTCAGGTTGAGCATCCCTAAGATAGCCACGAGCTCCAGGCTGCCTGTCGGCAGAATTAACCTTGTGTCTAATCTCTCGCTCTGACCACGGCGGATTGCAACGCGGGTTGAAATCTCGAGCCAATAGCGTGTATGACTCAGACTGTGACAGATCAAACCCTAGCACCATTGCACAGGCAGCCTTAAAAAGCTTATTGTGGCCAGACTGACCTGATACACTCGAGTCCATTTTCTCGAGATACTTAGCCGCCCTTTCTGATACCGGCGTCTCTATCGTCAATCCCGACCCATCGACCACAGGCTCGCTATAACGCATTCCTAGCGTGTCTGCCAACCAATCGTAGTTTTCATCGACCGGCATTACTTCCGTAGCGCCCTGGAGGCGTCTTGAGGTCACGCAGAAGAATCTTCCGTTGTCGTAGACCTCAACGCCAGGGTTCTTTCCGTGCTTAGGCTTGAGTTGTAAATCAACCTTGTTTCGATGATTCCATTTTTCACCAGTCGAACCAAACAGCTTAACACCAGTTCCGCTTGGAGAAACTTCGGTATACGTCCCAAGCCGCAGGACAACATCTTTCGCCCACTTCTCGAGCTCGCCTGTCTGAGGATTACGGCAGCCGTCCAAGTCTATCCCGACAAAACTATCCTCCGAACTAAACACAAACCCAATCCCGCTGTACATTGAGCCAGCAGCGGCACAATCACCGAACGAGTTCCAGGTCGCTTTGTCGGTGGAGCTCGCCGGCTTGCCGGCTGGAGTGACAGGAAGCTTGGTTTTCTTTCCATCTCTGGTTACTTCCTTCCAGCAAACCCACTGCCTAAGGTTTTTAAGATCGGCAGGAACCTTTTCGTAGGCGTTCAAAATGGTTCATCCTCCTGCATGGCTGGTGCATAACCGTACTCAGCCAGTGCGTTAGGATTCTTTTTAAGCTCCTCAGTTGGAAACACTCGAGACTTCGGCTGGTCTTGCTTGCTGCGCCTTACCCAGTTCCGCAACGTAGCTTGCCAATCCTTCATCGGCGACTTCCCTACCATCCACCCTTTCGACTCGTAGTAGTCAAAAAACTGTCCAACGTCTAAATCCAACTTGAGCTCCGCAGCGTAAAGTTCAATGTCTTGGAGTGCTGGTTTTTGAAACGTCTTTTTTGGTTTACTTTTTTCTTTATTACTCTTCTCTTCTCTTCTCTTCTCTACGTCACTTCTACCGTAACGCGTTGCGCGTAACGTTACGTCACCCGTTGCGCAACTGTTTTGGCGTAGCTTTTCACGATACCGACGTTGTCTCTCAGCCGCTCCCTTGTCCCTTCCTTCCTTCGCAGGTGCATTATATTCAAGGAAATTAGGGAAAGTTACGGTATTGTTATCATCGTCAAACACCGCCCAACCGATGATCTCCAGCATGCGACCAAAGCCAGGAACTCTAGCGACATGATCTAAATCATCAAGTTCGATACCATACCAAACACCATCACAGGTGTGCTCGTTTGCTGCGCACCAAACGCGAAATAGTGACGCCAGCGTAACGTCACGCGTAACGTTGCGCGTAACGATTTCACGCAACGAGCCACCAAATCCGGCAGCCAATGACTTGCCAACTGCCTTGTCTGACTCAAGCAACTTTGTAAGCGCAATAACCTTTGGGTGAGTCTCTAGTGAGGCTCTCATTTTTATCCAGTCGCCAGCCATTTACGCAGCCTCCAAATCAAATCTGGTTGCCATGACTTCTGGAGCGTGTCCGCCTATCCAGTTGAACTCGTAATGCGGCGCTTCGTGAATGCCGTAATCGGCATCCCATAAAATCAAGCCAGCTGGCTTGTCAAAAAAACCTCCATAGTAAAGCTCATAAGAGCACGGATATGGTGCAATCTCTGTTAGAGCCGAACACCGAATTGCGAATTCGTCTAGGTAGGTAATCGTTGGCTTGCTTGGCTTGTATTCGATGGACGTTCCATAGACTGATGGATATGTCGCCTTGCTAGTGTGGATTGCCCATCGAAAGAAATCTGGTGTCCACTCGCCTATTGTTAGAAAGCTTGGCTCGTAGACAAAGCCACCGGCTCCGCATCGCCCACCGCAGTTTAGCCTATCAAAATTAAACTCTTCGCCAATTGAAATCTCCAGCCACCGCGCAAACATCGCCTCCGACTTAGAGCGATAGCGAATGCCCTTGTACTCCGTCGGTCTAGCTTCCATCGTTTTGGACATAATGCCCTCCTGAGAATCCTTGAACATTTACGCCTGACTACCATTGACCATCGATGATAACCAACGCTCGACCTCGGGTTTTCCGCAGTCATCAGGATCAACCCAAGTACCGTCAGGCTTTCGGCAAAAGCGAATGTACTTTTGACACCAAAACCAATAGGTCTTGAACGTCGTATCCTCAAGTCCCATGACTCGGATTCTATGTAACATTCGCTCTTTGAGTTTCATAATAAAAATGCGCCGTCAGGTAAATAAAAATGCGCCAAGTCTTGTAATAAGTTGTTCGCCTTACTCTGCCGACACTCGCGACAGAGCGACGGCAAGCATCTTCCCAAACCACTCAGCACGCTTCTTCGTCGTCTGTTCCACGACGCAAAAGCCTTGATGGTCAATTTGCAAATACGTATTCCATTTGTCGCCAATCTTTTGTGTTCGCACATACTTCTTCTTGAGAATGCGAACAATGGCATCAACCCGAGTTGCGGGCGGTGCCGTTTTCTTCTTTGCCATGTTTTTTCTCCGCAACCGGGTTATGCCAAGCGTTATGCAGACTTACCGATAAACCAATATCGAACACGTCTGCCGTTTGGGGCCTCACACAACACAGAACCGTCGTTTCCAGTCGATACAATCTTCCAGCCGATTGGTTCACCTTCCGTGTCGTCTTCGATGTTCGCAAGCCAATCAAAAACGGCATTTGCTTCGTCACCATTTTCGCACTGAATACGAACTTCCGATCCAGACTTGGAAATCGTCAACGCTTGCTCGTTAAAAAGCTGCATAACAACCGCATGCACGGGAGCACTCATCGGCTTTTTTTCTGAACTCATAGTGTTTCCTTTCGTGCCCCGTGATGCGGAGCGTTCGTCGTACCTAATCTACTGCCAGCATAGTTCCGTCACCTTGTTTGTGAACGCCACGGCAATAGCGATGCGACCCGCAATGAAACACTTGGCTCGTACTACTGTTGAAGGCGTTGCACTTACCAAACGGCCCAACTGTTGGTGCAGTCCAGTGCCGACAATTCCCACAACAGGCAACCGTCGTATTTCCTTGGCACACTGGGCACATGCGAAAGTAATCGTTGTCGTCGCACCACGTTTCTAGGAGTCCCGCACCACCACAGGCAGGACACTTATCGACAGGACGACGAACAATCGAATCCACCGAAGGAACGGTGGTAGGTTTTTCTGGTTCGCTCATAATCTCTTTCCGTTCCTCGGTGATTCAAATCGTTCACCGCACCTAACGCGACCAGTAATCCAGCGACTTGCAACCGTTGCAAATCTGCTTTTCTGGCTCGGTCGTCCGGTTCGCAAACTCAATGAGCACATCGGCATGGCAAGGCTTATCCAACGCACACCAACACGCTAAGTCCTTGCCTCGCAAATCATCGATCTGCTTGGCGATGTCCATGATTCTTTCGATCACTGGGTTGTATCTGATGTCTGGATTGATCCCGCCTTCGATGGCTAAACGCAAGTAAACTCGAAACGTATTCGCATCATCAAACGGATTGCCCCACTTCCCCGGCCTGGTGACGCACACCACCCCGTCTGGCAATCGCGAGCCTTTCTTTCGGCTGCGTTGGTGACGACGCGGACGGTGAACAATGGGATGCAATGGAGCAACCGATTGGCCGTTTTCTGTAGTCATAGTTTTTCTCCGGTTGCCCATTGATCCCAAGCGTTCCACATACCCTACGGACGCCAGTTCCACACGACTGGTTGACCCGTAACGCTTTCTAAATGCTTTCCATCAATCTTATCTGGTCGAACGTACTTCGCGAGAAAGTCAACCTTTCCGAGTCGCTCCACGCGATAAACCACGCCTTCGATTTCGTCGCACGGATACCGATACTCTTCGTGTATCTTCATCGCGTCCTCGACGCTCAAAGGCAACCCGCAATGCAACAGCGTTGGCGTCTGAAACACCGTGTCTAACTGGTCCGTGAACTCTTGGAATGTCTTACGATCTGGCCCGACCATGATGTCGAACGCCGCGAACGGTTCCCACTGCAAACCGCAGGCGTAGATTGTTCCGTGTGCTTGTGCCAGCCATTCACCGCAAATGCGTTCTCCATCGCGTAGAACGCGACGGAATCGCTTTTCGTGCTTGGATACCCAATCGGCAAACAGATGATGTTGCTCAAATGGTGACGTTCTCGCGTGGTATCCTGCACGACTCAAAGGGACGATCTCGCCATTGAGCAATGCGACACCGACGTTTGACCCGTCGAGCTTCTCTTGGACGATGATGATGTCGTGCTTGTCCCTCGCTTTAGATGTGCAAATCTTCGCCTGCCCTTCGGTCACGCAACTATCGGACGGGCCTAAACGGCTATTCGGTAGATGCCCGATCGACCCGTAGGACTTGCGGCCCAACGGCTTACGGGATGTGGAACAATTGGATGCATCGAAGCACCCGTCAACGTCTTTCGGTTTGTTCATAGTTTTTCCTCGGGTGCTCGATGATCCAAAGCGTTCGTCGTATCAAGACCAGCACGGAACAACGCCCCACGCTTCCTTGATTTCGATACCCCTATCGTCGCAATATCGTATGACCTCATCCGCGAGCCGAACGAATGCCGCTGTCTCTTTTACGATCATCGCTGGGTTGATCTGCGCTAACTGTTGCTCCCCATGCCGATCAACGTGCATTTGCCTTTCAATGCCATCCAGCTTGCGATTGGGAATCAGAATCAAATCTGGCTCGTCAACTCCAGCCTCTCCGCGTCCATCGCATACCACTGTATCCCAATCCATCCAAGGAAAATCGCCCGCCTTGGGGACGATGAAATACGGGCCAACGTACACTGTCAAATCCATTCCCATGTATTCACCTCATTGAACGACGAACAAAGTTTTGCATCGAAGTCGCGGACGATGCGTTTTCTCAATAGCTGCTTTGATCGCCGCGACTCGATGAAAACAGTCGTTACCATGACCTAGAACAACGTGCTCTCAGCCACTGACTTGATTCGCTTTTTCGCAAGCCGTTGCATTACCTTCCGCGTCTGGTCGTATGCCAAATGGCACCGAGGACACAACGCGACAAGGTTCTCCGGCCTACAATCCATCTCGACGTGGTTGATGTGTGCCACCGTCAACGTCCGCTTGTGCGTGTCGAACTCCTCGCCTGGAAAACGACACTGCAAACCGCACTGCTCGCACTTCCAGCCCGCTTGATCTTTGACTGTGTTTGCGATCTCAACCCAATTCTCTGGATATTTGGTTCTGTCCATCGGCATGGTAACAATCCAATGCAACGGAGCCGCGTATCGGGCGTGTTCGCATGGAGGCTCTTTCCACGCGGCCCGTTGATTGGAAACGTTCGTCGTACCTAAAACTCCCGCTTGCGGAATCGAACCGCAATTGACACCGTTGAACGTCTAGCCTTTTGGCTCGCTACTTGATTCGCGATGCGGTCTGCCAAACCGCTAGGCATCATTTCAACTCGGGCAAGCCCATTGCCAAGGACGGGCATGTATCAATCTGCGATCCTCGCACAATACTGCTTCTGAAACTGATCCAAACCGATTTGCTCAATCGCTCTCTTTGCCTTCGCCAATCCCATTGGTTCCGTCACGACATACCACGGACACGAATCGTCCTCGCGAACGAAGATGTTTGCTGGCCCGTTGGTGTGTTGACCTGACTTGACTTCGGGATCATTGAATTGTGACTGCCTGATTTCCATAGGACGACGAACAATGTAATGCACATGAGTCGCCGGTCATGCGTTTTTGAAATGGTGAATCACATGCGGCGACCATGTGATTACAAACGTTCCACGGACCTATTCCGCGACGCTGGGGACTGCTTGCTTGTCGTACTGTTCGATTCCCCATGCAATCGCGTAACACGCCCACTGGAATCTGTACGTGTACTCTTGCGTCGAGTAGTCCCACAAATCAGAAAACCAATCGCCGTCGATTACGTCGCTGTTGAAATCGTTCGCAACTCGCATCACGTCGCCCAGGTCATGGGCAACCATGTCAATCTCGTCCAACAACAACGCAAGTTCTTCATCGACCTTGCCTTTCTTACTTGCGTCCAAATACTCCGCTTGCTCCTTGACGATTTCCGTCACGATTTCCTTTGCACGATCAAGACTAAATTCTTTGGTGCCGTCACAACGGTCTGTCGCATCCACCTTTTCCGCCCAGTAGCTCAGGTTGATTCCACGGTCAGGACGGCGAAAGAATCCGAACATGTCCGTAGTTCTCTCGAACAGATACGACCCCATGTCGCCGCAGTAGACGAGGCGACCGGGAAACGTCACTAAGTGAAAATGCTGATTGCCTGTGTCGGGTGCTTTGAATCGCAAATGACGATAGACACCGTTATCAAGTAGCACTTCCATTTCGTGCTTTTCGACGCATCGCAAAAACTCTTCTTTTGTCAATTCAGTGCTCAATTTTCTTCTCCTACAAATGCCAACAAGTGCTTTCCTGCCAAACGAATGGATTCCCTATCTACGTCGGACAAATCGCTTTTGCCGAACAAACAGTTTGACTCAATCGTCAGCACATCCTCGCCATTGACGCGAACATCAACGCCCCAATGCTGTAAAGGCCGTGGAACAATTGATTGGATCGAAGCCCCATCAACGTTGGTTTGTGAAGTCATAGTTTTTCCTTTGGGGCTCGATCAATCAAAGCGTTCATCTGGTCTACTTGCGGC